GCGTGGCAGCAGGCAGCAGCTCGGCCTCCTGCGTGGTGGTGGCCTCTGCGTCTGCCTGCTCGGCAGCGAGGGCCGCGGTGGTCTTATTGCTCATTGTTGTGCTCCTTTCTCTCGGTGACGTTGAAGGTGAGCATCACGCCGCAGGTGACAGGGGTGACGCTCTCGAGCTCGAGGTCGCGGCCGCTGCGGAGGTGCAGGGTCTCGCCCGGCTTCATTTCGGTGAGGTGTTTCATCTGGTACTCCTTTCTGCAAAGAAACGGTGCCCGCCTTCCTCGATGACGAAGATCTGACTCTCGTGGAAGTCGCTGGTCACGAGGGCGGGGTTGTAGAAGTAGAGGATCGGCTCGTCCACGACGGTCTCGCCTCGGTCGAACACGGCCGCGACGGCGTCCTTGACGCGCTGTGTGGGATCCGGCCGGCTCTTGGTGTAGCTGTAAAGGACGACGGCCTCAGAGGGGTCGACGCCGCGCTTCTCGGCTGCGTTGAGGATGCACTGAGCGACGAGCATCTGGCCCTCGAAGGACTCCCCGCCGGCCTCGGCCATGACCACGCGCTCGACGACGTCGCGCTCGGCGTCGGTCAGAGGGTAGCGCACGGCGGGCTCGGTCGGCTCCACGGTCTCAGCGGCCGGTGCGGAGGTGTCCGGGATGTATGTGCCGACGGTGGTGGTCGGCGGCAGGATGTTGGTCTCCTGCTTGCTGCCGGTCGGGGTGGTGAAGATTGCCACAGAGATGCCGCCCAGCAGAAGGACGGCAGCGGCCAGCGTGGCAGCTCTCAGGGCTTTCCTCTTGGCACGGCGGCGCCGGCGTGTTATACTTGCGGTGCGGGATCCGTATGCTGGCAGGCTGCTGGATCTTCTCGCATGGGTCGCCCGGTCGCAACGGGCGGCCCTTTCTTTTGTGGTTTCCATTGGTTTCTCCTTTCACTGAGCCCGTGCGACGGTCAGATCACAGAGGGCGTGAGTGAGGTCGCTGAACTCGGTCTCTCGGACGGTGTCAGCGGTCAGCAGCACAAGGTAGTCGTTGTCGTAGTAGTCGATCTCGGGGTGCCGCTGCCGGTTTACTTCGTTTTTGTGGCGGGCGTAGGGCTCGGCACGGTTCCAGACGTCGTCAGGGATCCAGCGGTCGAGGCGATCCTCGACGCGCTCGCGCAGCTCCTCGCTCGTGATCGTGATCTCCGGGCTCATGCTGTCACCTCCGCGCCACGCGGGCCGGGAGCGTCTGCTCCGGGCGAGTCAGGCCCTTGCTGAAGCTCTGCGGCTCATATCTGACGCCCACGATCCGGCGGCCGCTGACGCCGTACTTGGGGTTGTAGCCGAACAGGTTGACGTAGCTGCCGAGATCCTCGCGCTCGTCGTCCATCGCCTTCAGCACCTCGAACAGGGCCAGCACGTCGTCGATGGCGCGATGGCTGTTCTGCACCTTGCCGGTGAGGTCGTAGGCGATGATCGCGTTGGCGAGCTTGTGCGGGTAGGCCCTGCGGTCTTTGTAGACCGTCAGGCTGTCCAGCCAGTCGATCCGGCCGACCTTCTGGCCGCGGAGCAGGCCACGGAGAAAACAGGCGTCAAACTGTGCATTGTGGGCGATCATCAGCGTCGGGCCGTTCTGCATGAGCTTGGCGATCTGGCTGGCCGCCTTGGCAGGCTGCACGCCCTCGGTCTGGAGCCGCTCGTCGGTGATGCCGGTCAGGCTGACGATGTTCTCCGGGAGGGTCTCGCCCTCGGGCAGCTTGATGAAGGTGTCCATCTTGCCGGCGATCCGTAGACCGCCGGTGGCCGTGCGCTCCACGCGCAGGGCGGCGAGCTCGATGATCTGGTCGTTGTCGAAGTCGAGGCCGCTGGTCTCGGTATCAAACACGACGAGGGCCTTGTAGCGGTCGAACAGGGTGGAGAGGTTACTCATGCCGGGCCTCCTTCTCGCGGGTAGCTCTCAGGGTGCCGAGCATAAACGAGAGGGCTGTGGTCAGTTGATCCTCAGTGGCGAAGGTGCCGCCGAACTGCTCGGCCAGCGCCGCGATGATCTCGCCGGCGTGCTCCGGCGTGACGTCGTCGGTGGCTTCGTCGTCCTCGATGGAGATCAGGAGATCGGAGTCCAGATAACAAGCGGGGCGCAGGCCGAAGTAGCCGAAGCAGGCGCTGACCCTGATCAGAGTGCCATCGGTGACGACGCCGCAGGCGAGTGACTCGTACCCGTTAGACTTCGTGCTGAAGGCGGTGGAGAGCCACCACCAGTCGTCTGCGTTGGGGATGACGTCGCGGTTGCGCCGGTACTGGTCGACCGTCAGCAGGAAAATGGTGACGGTGCAGGTGCCGTAGTCCTTCAGGCCGTCGTCGGTGGTCAGGTCGAGCTCCGTGGTCAAGAAGGCGTTGGGGCCGTTCACGTCCTCGAGCAGGTTGTCGAGGTAGGCGCCGTTGAGGTATTCCTTGCTGCTGGCGACGGCGAAGTTGTTGCAGTTGCCCTCGTCAAAGGCTCGGGTCTCGATGATGTCCTTGCTCAGGCAGAGGGCGCGGCCGTCGTCGTTCTCCAGCAGGATCCAGCTCTGGCCGGCATAGTCGAAGGCCGTGCCGCGGGCGGCGTTCTTGAGTGCGATCTTTTTCATGGGGTTGCTCCTTTCGTTCTCTGCGGCCGAGCCTTCTGGCTGGCCTGAATGTTTGGCAGGGTCTCGCCGGCGCGGAGCCGGCTCTCACAGTGCGGGCAGATGTAGCCGGTGCGGGGGATCTTCTGGTAGATGCTGACGTTCCAGTCGAGCCCGCAGCCGACGCACTTGGCTGTCATGGGCCTCCACCTCCTTCCGCAGCCAGAGCCTCGAAAACATAGCGCCGGATGCGGTTGCGGTACTTCTTCCGGGTTCTGGCTTTCTTTGCGTGAGCTGCGAGGTGCAGCCACTTCGGCGGCACTCCGATGGCCTTGGCCGATACCTTCCAGAGCTTTTTGAGGGCAGAGAGCACGGCGTTGATGACCGGCTTCAGGGCCTCGGCCAGCTTGGCGGCGATTTCCCGCAGAGCGTCGGCCAGCTTCTCGAAGGCTTCGCGGGCCTGCTGCATCTTCTCACGATCGGCGAGCGTCATGCTGCCGTCGTAGACGTAGGGGCTCAGCTCGTCGTCGCCTCCGTCGGCCAGACGCTCACAGAACGGGAGGCCGGCAGCTTCGGCAGCCTTGCGGCCCTCCTCGAGGGCGTCCCGGCCTTGCGTGACTTCGCAATAGTCCGCGAGGCGGTTGTGGCCGCCTTCGTAGTGCCAGCGGATCCCGGCGGCGATCTCGTCGATGGTCATGTCCTCACCGAAGTGGCCGCAGTAGTAGCCGTTGACGATGACGGCGTCCGGGTCTGCCTTCAGGATCCCGATGGCCTCGTTGAGGTCGTCAGTCTCCCACTCGCCGTTCCAGATGTCGCTCCAGATCGTCAGGGCGTTCCACGAGCGGCCGGTGCGATACACGATTGTCCAGCCGATGCCGTCGCGGATCTCCGCGGCGAAGTCTCGGGCGATGTCTCTCAGTGCTGCCATGCTGGCGCCTCCTCTCTGGTGATGTGCACGACGGTGACGAGGTCGTCGATCTCGTGCTTGGTGGTGTATGTGTCCCGCTCGTCGAGCCCGATGTGCCGCAGCAGCGTCTCGGGCCCGTCCAGCAGGAAGGCGGTGACGGCCACGGCGTTCAGCCGGTAGACCGTGACCTCCACGGTGCAGCGGGCGTCGTCCTCGTCCAGCGTGGACGGGAACGAGGCCCGGCAGATTGGGGTCGCCTCGTATCTGAAGGCGGTCGCGCGGTTCTCGCCGGCGATGATGTCCTTCACGAACTCCTCGAAGGCTTTGCGAGGGATCGAGCTGCGGTACTTGTCCAGCGTGACGTCGGCGAGCTGCCGGATGGCTTTGGTGTTCATGTTCCGCACCTCCTCAGCAGGCGTCGCCGTGCGGGCCAACGACCGTGACGTGCTTGGTGTTACCGTCTTTGTCCTCGTAGATTTCCTCGACGCTGTTGTCGGCCCAGTTGATCGTCTCCTTGAGCCGCCAGCACCGAGCGTCGTCCGCAGCTTTGGCGGCTTCGCGTGCTTCTTGCTGGAGCTCCTTCAGGCGTCCGAACTCGCTTAGCGTCAGGCTTGCAAAGGGTTCGCTCAGCGCGTAGTCGCTGAGGTAGAAGCTGATAAAGCTATGGCTCCAGCCGGCGTTATGCCAGCCGCTCGTTGCTTTTTCGGCGAAGGCTATGAGCTCGGCGTCGTCCTCAATAGGGCCGCGCTTGCGGTGTTCAAAGATGAACTCGTCGCGGGAAAAGACGGGTTTCCCGTTTACATAGCCGTACACATTGGGGCTGTGTGTCATGGTGGTCTCCTTTCGTCTTGGCCCGGCCAGAGCCGGGGATCTTAGTGGTGTCGAGTCCCTGAAAAGCAGAAACACGACCGCCGGATCGCTTCAGAGAGCAGCGCGGAGGGGGTGCGCAGCTCGTCCATTTTCAGCGTCGGGGTCGTGTGGTCGTTTTCATGTTTGGCTCTCCTTTCTTCGGCCCGGCGCTGCCGGGTGTTCTTGGCTACTGTGCGGCCGGTGCTCGTTTACCTCTGCGCTTGAAGCTCTCACGCAGCCGCCTCTCGGCGAGCTCTGCGCTGTACCCTTCGCGCTGGTTGGCGTCCAGCGCGCCGGTCGCGCCTCGCTGGAGCTCCTTGTAGATCGTGGTGTGGTGGACGCTCAGGCGGGCCGCGATGTCGACCGGCCGATCTCCGAGCAGATGCCACGCCTCGATCTTCTTCCTGTCCTCGAAGGTCAGGTAGCGGTACTTTCCCGTCAGTCTCACCTCCGTCCTATGGGGTTGTAGTAAAGAAAAAACGCACAGCCGACTCAGTTGAGTCTCTGTGCGTTTAATGATAACGGACGGCAATGGAAAAAAAGTCCTGAAAAATACTTGCATTACCGGACAACATAGGATAAAATAGCAGAGGAATTTTTGTAGAGATAGAGAGGCGGCCGGCTGGTCAGCTTTTCTTGAGATTTCAGAGGAGGATCATTTATGCCAACGATTACTGCCGGCGATTTCCGCAATGGTGTCACTTTTGAGAAGGACGGGAGCGTTTGCACCGTGGTGGAGTTCCAGCACGTGAAGCCCGGCAAGGGCGCGGCTTTCGTGCGCACCAAGTACAAGAACGTGATGACCGGCGCCATCCGCGAGGAGTCCTTCAACCCCACCGCCAAGTTCGAGCAGGCCACTGTGGAGCGCAAGGATGCCGAGTATAGCTACAACGACGGCGACCTGTACTACTTTATGGATCCCGAGACCTACGACATGGTCCCGCTGAACCGGGACGTGCTGGGCGACGCCTTCCGCTTCGTGAAGGAGAACACCGTCTGCAAGCTGGTGAGCTACAAGGGCAGCGTGTTCACCGTGGAAGTGCCCAACTTCATGGACCTGGAGGTCACGGAGACCGAGCCCGGCCTGCGGGGCGACACCGCCACCAACGTGACCAAGCCCGCGACGCTGGAGACCGGTGCTGAGGTGAAGGTGCCTCTGTTCATCAACACGGGCGACAAGATCCAGATCGACACCCGCACCGGCGAGTATATCGGCCGCAGCAAGGAGTAAGTGAGGCAAAGGGGGGGAAGCGTATTCCCCCCTTTTGTTCCTGAGAATGACTGCAACGCTGTTTGTAAAGGAAAGGAGCTGCTGTTATGGAGATTACGGAGAAGGTCGCGTATCTGAAGGGCCTGGCTGAAGGCATGGAACTGGACACCGAGAAGAAGGAGGGCAAGCTGCTTGCCGCCATCATCGACGTGCTGGACGACATCGCCCTGGAGATCGCGGATATGAAGGCGGACCAGGAGGAGCTGTACGACGGCCTGGACGCTGTCAGCGATGACCTGGAGGATGTGGAGGACGCCGTCTTCGGCGAGGATGACGAGGACGAAGAGGATGTATACGAGTATGAGGAGCCGGAGGAGGACGAGGACTGCTACGCCACCACCTGCCCCACCTGCGAGGAGACCATCTACTTCGACGAGTCCGTCTTGGAGGACGGCGAGGTCATCTGCCCCAACTGCGGCGAGAAGCTGGAGTTCGATCTGAACGGCCTGGAGGACGAGGACAAGCCCCAGGACGAGGAATAATCCCTATATGTGAGCGCAGGA